GAAATCATTTTGGGCCTTTGTGGCGCACAATGGAACCCAACCAAAAACGACGACGTCGAAACCATGCGTGATTATTGGCGCGATTTGGCGGGCGTTATCCCGATGTTCTTTTGGGAAGCGGCCAACGCCGATGGGCGGGAATATATCACCGATCCCGCGCACCTTTTGCAATTTGTGGCGGACGGTATGGATCGCGCTTATGGCATGGGCGGGTTCGAAACCAACGCGTGGTCCAAAAACGGCGTGATCGATCCCGCGGGCGTTTACCGCTCTGGATACGACGACGATCCCGCCATGCATCCAATCGTGAAATTGCAAACCGACGACGTCGAATGTTTCATTTACGATTGCGCAATCGTTGCGATACGACATCGCCAATTCAATCTGGACCAAGCGAAAATCGCACGGTTTGACTGATAAGCGATAATATGCGATCAATTGGGCGGGGCAATCCCGCCCTTTTTTATTTGTGAGGACAATATGACAAATTACAGCGAGAGCGATCTAATACATGCGGTGCGCCGCCATGCCTTGGACAATTACGAAAGCGACGGTTGGGATATCTTAGTCGAGTGTTACGACGACGGGGACATTTTGGAACGCATAAGCGATGCCAAGGCCCAAACGCCCGCGGCGGCCGTTAAAGCTTGTGAACGTTGGGTTAAGCTTTACGACGAACAACGACGCGCAATAAGAAGCGAGGCGTTTTAGATCGAACCGACACAAACCAACGATTGGCCCGCCCCGTGCGGGCCTTTTTATTTGTCTTTAATACAAGCCAGCGGCCGCCGCCCGCCCTGCCCGCCAAACGTACCACGCGCCCCGAACCGTGGGCCGTGGGCATCGGATCCCGCCCCGCCGATCCCCAAACGCGCGGCGCAGCTGCCGATTAAAACTGCGCGGCGGCCGTGCGAACTGGTCCCCAAACCGTGGCAAATTAACTGCGCCCAAAATCGCATTTACAATTAATTGATGGTGCAATTAATCGGACCGGTGCAATTAATTAATTGCATATGGCCGGTGGAATTTGGCCCGCGATCCCCGGGCATCGATGCACCGGCAACGCGTCGGGTCCCCCGCATATCGGGTCAGAAAACAACGGCCGGAAACCAAGTTTCGCGGCCCGCGCAGCGCGGCCCCCACGCCGAGCACTCGGGGGCTTGGGCCATGTTTTTCGCAAATATTTATCTGTAAAAACCAACGAAGATGCATTATATGTTAGATATCGCATAAAATCGTTTAGGGTCCCCGACATGAATGCAACTACAAGTTCAGTAGAAGACAGAGCATTAAAGCTCAGATTGCGTCTGGCACAGATTGAAAAACAGGAATCTTGCCGTGATAATTTTCTAGATTTTGTATCTGCGATGTGGCCAGACTTTATATCTGGTAGGCACCATCGAATTATAGCCGAAAAACTAGAGCGTGTTGCGCGTGGTGAATTGAAGAGATTAATCATCAATATGGCCCCGCGGCACACGAAGAGTGAGTTCGCATCTTTCTTGTTTCCGGCGTGGATGATGGGCAAGAATCCTAACATGAAAATCATTCAGGCGACGCACACTACGGAGCTTGCTGTGAACTTTGGTCGGAAGACGAAGAACCTGATTGACAGTGACGAGTTCAAGGATGTTTTCCCTGACGTAAAGCTCGCGGCGGACAGTAAAGCCTCTGGTCGGTGGGACACGAGCCGTGGTGGGATGTACTATGCTGTTGGTGTTGGTTCGAACTTGGCGGGCCGTGGTGGTGACTTGGTGATTATCGATGACCCTCATTCGGAGCAGACTGCGATGAGTAATAGTGGTTTTGATGATGCATGGGATTGGTATACTGGGGGTCCCCGACAGCGTTTACAGCCGGGTGGTAGTATCGTTTTGGTTCAGACGCGTTGGTCTGAGAAGGACATGACGGGTCAGTTGTTGCGGGCGCAGGCTAAAGACCCGTTGGCGGATCAGTGGGAAGTTGTGGAGTTGCCTGCAATTTTTGATGATGGGACTCCGTGTTGGCCGGAGTTTTGGAGCATTGAGGATTTGACCGCGGTCCGCGCATCTATTCCCCCGAGCAAGTGGAATGCGCAGTATCAGCAGAGTCCTACTGGTGAGGAGAACGCGATTATCAAGCGCGAGTGGTGGCGGACTTGGGAGAAGAAGGACGTGCCTCAGTTGGAGTATGTGATACAGAGTTACGATACGGCGTTTAGTAAGCGTGAGACTGCGGACTACAGTGCGATTACGACGTGGGGTGTGTTTTATCCGAACGAGGGTGGTTCGGGTCCTAACTTGATATTGTTGGATAGCAAGAAGGGGCGTTGGGAGTTTCCTGAGTTGAAGGCGATTGCGTTAGAGGAGTATGAATTTTGGGACCCCGACACTGTAATTGTTGAGGCGAAGGCGAGTGGTATGCCTTTGACGCATGAATTGCGGAACATGGGAATACCTGTTGTAAATTTCACACCTAGTCGTGGTAATGACAAGGTGACGCGTGTTCACAGTGTGAGTCCGTTGTTTGAGGCTGGTATGGTTTGGGCACCTGATACGACGTTTGCGGATGAGATGATTGAGGAAGTAGCGGCGTTTCCGAATGGAGAGCATGACGACTTGGTTGATAGCATGACGCAGGCGTTGATGCGGTATCGTCAGGGTAATTTTGTGCAGTTGCCAACAGATGATTGGCAAGATGGTGAAGAATCTGCTAGGATACGGGCATATTATTGATTGGAGTAGCTAATGGCTAGAGAACCGATTGCGGGATTAGTGGTTCCGTCACAGCTTGACGAGAGTGAGATGGCGGCGGAGTTGGAGCTTGAGATACCTGACTCTGGCCAAGAGCCGTTGCTCACGGACCTTGGTGACGAGATAGAGATCACTGAGGAAGAGAACGGCGACGTTGTAGTTGACTTTGAGCCGATGGCGGAGATGGTTGAGGGCGGGTTTGATGAAAACTTGGCTGAAACGCTGTCTGACATGGAGTTAGCTCGTATATCTGGTGATTTGGTAAGTGAGTTCGAGTCGAACAAGGCATCTCGTCAGGAGTGGGAAGACACGTATTCCAATGGGTTGGAGTTGCTTGGGTTTGCTTATGAGGAGCGGACGCAGCCGTTTCGTGGAGCCTCTGGGGTGACTCACCCGTTGTTGGCCGAGGCAGCTACTCAGTTTCAGGCACAGGCGTTTAATGAGTTATTGCCTGCTTCGGGTCCTGTCCGGACTGTTGTTTTGGGCAAAGAGACTCGTGACAAGGTGGATCAGGCGGCTCGTGTTAAGCAGTTTATGAACTACTACATCACGAATGTGATGGAAGAGTACACGCCTGACATGGACCAGATGTTGTTTTATCTTCCGTTGGCGGGGAGTACGTTCAAGAAGGTGTACTATGATTCGAACTTGAGCCGCATTGTGGCGAAGTTCGTGCCTGCTGAGAACTTGGTGGTTCCTTACGACACGTCTGATTTGGAGACATGTCCGAATGTGACGCAGGTTGTGAAGATGTCGTTGAACGATCTGCGGAAAATGCAGGTTGCTGGGTTTTATTTAGACATTCCTGTGTTGCCAGCGCAGCAGGATATAGACGAAGTAACGTCTGAGATGGACCGGATTGGGGGGTTTGAGCCGTCACAGATTGATTACGACTGTACATTGTTGGAGTGCCACGTTGACTTGGACCTAGAGGGTCACGAGGATATGGGAGAAGATGGCGAGCCAACGGGCATAAAATTGCCTTATGTGGTGACGATTTCGCAGGATAACGGGCAGATTCTGTCTATTCGGCGGAATTATCGTGAAGACGACCCGATACGCAAGAAGATCAACTACTTCGTGCATTACAAGTTCCTACCGGGCTTTGGGTTCTATGGATTGGGTCTGATTCACACGATTGGCGGGCTATCCCGTACCGCCACGGCAGCACTGAGGCAGTTGATTGACGCCGGTACATTGTCCAATCTCCCTGCTGGTTTCAAAGCCAGAGGACTTCGTATCAGAGATGACGACGATCCGCTTCAGCCCGGTGAGTTCCGCGACGTGGACGCGCCGGGTGGGGCTATCCGAGATAGCCTCATGCCGCTGCCCTTTAAGGGACCCGACCAGACACTGTTTAACCTGTTGGGTTTTGTGGTTCAGGCGGGTCAGAGGTTCGCGACCATTACTGACATGAAGGTGGGCGACGGCAATCAGCAGGCTGCTGTTGGCACGACTATCGCTATGTTGGAACAGGGTTCGCGGGTCATGAGTGCTGTGCATAAGCGGTTGCACTATGCGATGCGTCAGGAGTTCAAGATACTGGCTCGTGTGATGAGCGAGAGCTTACCGCAGGAGTATCCGTATAGTGTCGCGGGCGACGATCAGACGATCATGGCCGAGGACTTTGATGATCGTGTGGACGTGGTTCCTGTATCTAATCCGAATGTATTTAGTCAGGCGCAGCGGATTGCTTTGGCTCAGACTAAGTTGCAGTTAGCGGCACAGGCTCCTGATATGCATAACATGCATGAGGTGTTCAGGGATATGTATGAGGCGTTGGGTGTTACTGATACGGATCGCATTATGAAAGCGATGCCGGAAGAAGACCCGCGGCCCACGGACCCTGCACAGGAGAACATCAACGCGTTGGATCAGATACCTTTGTACGCGTTTCAGGGTCAGAACCATCAGGCGCACATTATGTCTCACTTGGTGTTTGGTGCGAGTCCTATGGTTGGTGGTATGCCGCCAGTTGCTGTTGCTATGCAGAAGCACGTCATGGAGCATGTAAAGATAGCGGCGGAAGAGCAGGCTATGGCGCAGATGCAGCAAATGGGTCCTATGGATGCGGATCAGCAGGAGATGCAGTTCCAAGCGATGGTGGCTCAGTTTGTGGCAGAGGGCATGCAGCAAGCGAAGGCGATGTCGGCCCAGATCAGCGGAGCGGGTCAGCCGGACCCATTGGTGAAGCTGAAGGAGCAGGAGTTGCAGATCAAGGCGCAGAGCGAGCAGGCGGATGCGCAGTTGGATCAACAGAAATTGCAGCTTGAGGCGCAGAACCAGCAGATGCGCGGCGAGCAGTTTGAGAAACGCTTGGCAAGTCAGGAACAGCAGACTGCTGCGCGTATAGACAGTGCAATGCAAAGAGAGCTTTTGAAACTAAGAGGAAGACCAAATGGCCAAAGTTAAGATCGTAACAAACACACCGGGCAAGGCACCTAAAGCGGAGATGGTTGGCAAAGAGAAGCCAGCACCGATGGCGGGTGACAAGATGAAGAAGATGAAAACTCGTGGAACGGGTGCCGCGATTAAGGGCACAAGTCACATGGGTTGCTGATGTCTAAGTCTGACGACAAGTACATTAGTGCTAAGATTAAGAAGCTTATGGATGAGGGCTATAAGCAGAAGCAGGCTATTGCGATTGCTTATAGTATGAACAAAGAGCG